GGGTCAAGCTGGGGCTGTGCTGGCTCTTGTGGCTGGTTTTTGCCAGCCATTGCCTCAGCCATTGCTTGTTTAATAGCCTCTATGCTAAGCTCCTCTTTTTTTGGCCCTTCTGTTGCTACTGGTTGCTCTGTTGGTTGTTCTTGTGGCTCTTGTGCCACTTCGTTTGTTTCAGGCTCTACTTGATCGTCACCATTTACAATGCTTACTAATTCGTTTAGTGCTTCTTGCTCTGTCATTTATTACTCCTCTTTGTAATTTTCAAAAAAACTTAAAAGGCTTTCGAGTGTTTTAATATTCTCAATAGCCCTTAACCTCATTTCATCGCTGTTTTTATCATTTTGGCTAGCGGTCACACTTGCCGCATAAAGCCCTAATAAATATTCTGAAAACCCCCTAAACGCTTGGCATTGCGTCAGCTGGTAAAGCTCCTGCTTCTGCGTCAAGGCTTGCCACGCTTGGCAAAATAGCCTGTGGCTTAAGTTGTTTAGCAAGTTCGCTCTCCTTTCCGATAAAATTCTCTGGGTCTTTTATGCCATATAGTGGCAATAGCTCTAATAGGATTTTCTCGTTTGCTTCTTTCATCCTATTTGCACCCTCGCCGTCTTGCAGTTGCAAGCACATGCCAAATTGAGCTGCTATTACTTGGCTAGCGTCCATTAAGCTTTTCTTTTGCACCTCTTTATTTAGTGCGCCTATACCAGTGTTTAGATTGATGTTAAAGCTCGGCACTTCGCCACGATTGAACCCTGCAAAAAATAATGGATCACCATATTTCCAAACAAGAAATGCAAGGCGTTCAAATATAGGCTCAAAAAAGGTCTCATTGTAGGTTCTTATATACCCTTGAAGTCTTACGCTACCTTCATTTGCCATAATTGACGCCATTGTCGCTGTTTCTTGCCTAGTTGTTGGTGCGCCATTCTGTTGAGGGCTTACCCCGCTAACTTCGCTCATCTCCTGCTCGATCACTTGAAGCGTAGCCATTGAAGCGTTGATGTCGCCAGGCGGTACTATCTTGATGTCTGCTGGGCTATCGGTAAAAATCGCACCACTTGGGCGCTCTAAATCAGCTCTTGATATACTTGCACTTCGGTTAAAAATGATCTTTGGCGTTGCTTGATTTCTTGTTACGTCTGTAATTGAGTTTCTGATCGCATTTAGTTCATCTTGCAAAGGTAAAAGTGAAGCAAGAGCTGGCTCACCATAAGCACAAACAAACGTTTGATCAGTATTGCGTTTTGTTTGTGGCAGCATATAGCCAAAAATAAATGGCTGTCCGTCTTTTAGTTCTACTTTATCTCTTAGTAGTTCGCTATTGTAAAGCGTGCTAACGCTCCATTTCTCATCGTTTAGTTCGTATATCTCATTTAGACAAATTCTCTCATAAGGTCTATTCTCGCTTAGATCAATTTGCTTAAATGTTTTATTTTTGATTAGCTTTTTGATGTCGTTTGTTGTAAGGTAAATTCTGTGCACGATATAGCGGATGTCATCTGTATTTTTGGCATCAGGATCAAAATAGATGTCGTTTATATCCACTTCCTCTATCTTTGCTTCATCTTTTGCCCAAAACACTTTTACTACCGAGCTTGCCGAGAAAGCAGCTTTTAAAAAGATAGGCGAAAAAATCTTATACAAATTTATCTTGTCGCAATAGAAATTTAGCGCCTCTTGCCACTTGTCGATCACATCATGCGTTGAGTTTATATAAGGCTCTAGCTTTGCAAATGTGTCATTGTTGAAATATGTCTCAGTAAGGCCGTCATATATCCTTTTTGCTTTTGAATTTAGCTTTGGTATGTAGTTTTTGCTCTTGTTTCTCTCTTTTAGGCTGTTATATTGCTCGCTTTCTAACACAAGCAAATACGCATCATTTAGCTTGTCAAAAAACGGCTTATATTCCGCATAGCCATTGTATGCTGTTTGCACTAACTCCTCGAGGTAGCTTATTCTCTCATCGTTCGTCATTTTCGTGTCCTACTCTGTAAATTGTGCTTCTGCTGACATTTGTTAGCTCTTTCACTCGTTTTTTATCAACCCCTTTTTCTTTTAGAGCCGTTGCAAGTTTTACTCTAGCTTGTTTTGTAGGGATAAATTTTACCCCCTTAAGCCACTCACAAATCATCACACAAAAACAAAGACGCAAAGCCTCATCATCAAGTGTTGCCACCTTTCTAATTAGACCTACGTCGATATTTTCTGAAATATACTCGATTTGTTTTCTCAAATCTACCCAATTTTGACACTCTTTCACCAAACGCCTCCGTCATCGTAGTTGATCGTGTTTATTTTTGCTGGCAATGGGTCAAAAAACGTAAGAGCAAGCGCATCCGCCAAGTCAGGGCTAAAGCCAAACTCTTTTTTGATATTCTCTTTTGGCAAGAGCAAATAACGCTCTTTCTTGTCATAGTAAAAACTAATGGTGCTAAGCTGTTTTTTTAGCTTGTCATTTGGCACGATACTAAGTAATCTAAATTTCTCTTTGAGTGTAAAATATGCTTCCGCTCTCTTGTTGGCATAAAGCTTCTCATTTGTTGCCTTGTATGAAAATTTTGCCTCTCTGACTATCCCACGCAAGCCAAAATCTATCAAAGTGTCAAACACTCCAGCCCCCACGCCAACGCTATCAATGAAAATAGCGTCTGGCTTCTCTTCGCTTCTCTCATAAATGCCAAAAATCTCCCTTGCCAAAGCAGTTACGCTATCAAGCCTAAAAGTGTAAAAGTTTGTAACGCCATATCCTTGCCTAATACAAAGCACGCTTTCATCATCACCCTCACGTGCTACGTCTAACCCCCAAACAATGCTGGCTTTTTCGTTTGGCATCTGAGTGTTAAAGGCGTTTTCAATTAGAGCAAGGTTAAATAGCACGTTTGAGGTTGTATCTAAAAACTCGCCGTATATCTCTTGGCGTACTACATCACTATCTATACCGCCAAGCTCTGCGACCATTTCGTCTATTTGTTCTTTTTTTAGTAGTGGGTTATTAAAGCTTGATATTTGAAAATTTACCCAGTCTTTTTCACCGCTCATCCCACGCTTTGCAAGATCATAAAAGCGGTTTTTGCCTTTTGGCACGCCGCCTATAAAAGCTCTTGACTTTGGGTTATCTAGTAGCATTGCCCTTATGGCGTTATCCCAAAGGTAGGCGTCCTTTAAGATAATGCCGGCTTCGTTTAGAATTACTATATCGTAGCCAAAGCCCTCAATATTTTCTGGGCGTTCTGCACTTCTCATATCAAGGTAGCCCTCGCCGATGCTTAGCTTTTTATCTTGTGCGTGAAATCTATATAGCTCTTTTGGCAGAGCTTTTAATTCAGGCAAAAAATAGCGTTCGTAGTATCTTTGTAGGTTTGACGTGATAGTATCTACCCAAAGCACCTTTTTGCCTTCTAGTAGCCACTCAATCGTAGCGTTTGCTATGCCTTTGGTAAATCCTACACGCCGACCTTTTTCTATCGTCGTAAAGCGTGCGGTATTCTCAAAAAAAACTTCCTTTTGCCATGGCGTATAGGTTAGGCAAAGCGCAGTTTCACTCATAGCCCACCCAAGAAATCAAATATACTACCGCCAAACCATATTTTGTCCATCATCCATATTTTTAGCCCCTTTATTGCTGCTTCAAGCCACATCCCCCCAATTAGCATAAAAAAGAAAAAAAATACAACAAAGGCAACTACAAAATATTCGCCTATTTGCTTTTTTCTATACCACTCCTTAATTCTCTGTATCACCTTTTAGCTCCTTTCGCTCAATGATTATCTTTTGTTCGCTTTGCACATTTGCATTATTGATCACCGTATCAGCCTCACGCCCTAGCACAGTCTCTTTGTTCCTAGCCGTGATCCTGCTGTGGGCTTCAACGTCTGCTATCCTATCGCTCATCTCTAGCATCTCGTCCGCTTTCTTTTGATTTCTGAGCGCTGCGTTTTGAAAATAGAGCAAATGTTTTGTCTTTTCGTCTACTATTTCGTGAAACGCTTTCACTTTTGTTTCATTTTCGCCAGCCAAAGCCGTATTTATCGCTACTTGTTGTTTCACTAACTCAGCATCTGCTTGGCTTATGCCATTGCAAATTTTAAAAACTGCTCCAATACTTACATCATATTTAAACGCCAAGCTTTTTTTGCTAGCGCCCAACTGATATTCAGCGATGATCGCTTCTTTTGTCTTGTCGCTTATCTTCGCCATCAATAAATCCTAAACTCGCCCTCTATCACTCCAAGGGCTATTTTTCTTTCTAGCAGTTTTCGTTTTATCTTGAAAACTTCCGTCTGCATTCCCTTTACGTCCTCTATTATCCTCTTGCCATTTTTTAGGCGGTATGTAAAATCTGCTATGTATCTGATCTCACGCACGGTTCTAAAACCTTGTCTTGTTGTTTCATCTGATATTGTGTAGCTAGGCATTAACACAAAGGGCACTTGTCTATTTAGCTCACTTATCTCGCCAGCTCTTTGTAAGGTTTCTAGCTCTTGATTGCGTCGCCACTCTTTTGCGCTATCAAAGCCTTTGGTCTTGCGGTTGTGGTACTTGGTTTTAACGATCTCCGAAACGTTGCCAATTCTCATCAGCTACCTCCTCGTATTTTTCTATGCTTTCGTGTTTGTGTGCGTGACACCATTGATGACACTCTCTACAAACGGCTATTTGCTTGCTGTCGTCCTTATCTGCTCCAAACCTGCCATATCTTACGTGGTGGCACTCTATGCTTTGTTGCTCCTCACATATTTGACAAAGTGGGTATGCTTCAAGTAGTCTTAGCTGATAGGCTCTATTTTCACTTCTTGTTAATCTCAAAATAGCCCCCTTGCTTCCTCGTCCTTGTGTTTCTCGTTCCACTTTCTCATTACTTCAAGCACTCCGCTTGCGTCTTTACGGCTTATCTCAAAGCTATCAAGTATTTTTTTATTTTCGTCCGCTACTTTTGCAATTATGTTAGCTCCGCTTTCGGCTATTGTGATATATACGGCTTTCATTACGCGCCAATCCTTTTTATCGCGCTCGTTAATATTGCCTTAATAGGCGATTTTTGCTCAGCTAGAGCTTTAAATTTAGCCACGCCCATAAATTTGCCGTCGTTGTCTCCGCCGATAAAATATACTGGCTCGT